AAGCATGGTGCATGACAGCATATCAACTCCTGAACTCATCGAAACAGCACTACCGGAGCTTATCCGTGATGCACTTTCACAGGACACAAGAATTCTTGAAATATATGATTTTGAGTTTACCTTTAAAAATGACACTGCTTTCATTTCCTGTTCAGTTAATACAGTTTTCGGTAAAACACAGATAAGTGAGGTGATATGATGTTTGAAGAAAAAACCTATGAAAATCTTATGGAAGACGTTCTTTCAAATGCTCCTGACGATATTGACACACGTCAGGGCAGTATTTTTTATGATGCCATTTCAGGTATCATGCTTAAAGTAGCAGAATTTTACACAGACCTTGACCTGATTTTTTCACTTTCAAGAGTTAAAACGGCAACAGGTGAATATCTTGACTCAAAGGCAGCTGAATATGGTATTACAAGGCAGACAGCAACCTTTGCACAGTATTTTGTGGAGTTTACAGGAATAGTTCCCGAAGTCGGAGAAAGATTTTTTTGCAACAGTCTTTATTTTGTTCTCAAAAAAACTTCAGATAATGTTCTGTTTCTTGAGGCTGAAGAAGGCGGAGCAAAATACAACGTTATTCTGCCGGGTGAAACTGCCGTCCCTGTCGATACAATTGAGGGGTTGACATCTGCCGTATTCAGCGGCATCAAAAGCTATGCAACGGATATTGAAGATGATGAAAGTCTGAGAGCAAGAGTTATAAATAAGATTTCAGGTGTTGGCGAAAGCGGTAACAAACAGCATTACAAAATATGGTGCGAAAGTGTTGACGGTGTATCAAAAGCACGTATCTTTCCATTGTGGAATGGAGGAAATACTGTAAAAGCCGTGCTTATAAATGCCGATGGTCTGCCATGCTCAGATGCAGTCACAGAAGCAGTTCAGCAGTTTATTGACCCTGATTCCTTTGGAAAAACTGTTACGGTCGGAACAGTTATATACAAAGTTGGTGACGGTCTTGGTGAAGGAACGGCTCCTATCGGCGCACATTTTACCGCCATACCGGCATTTAAGTATGAAATAGAAATTTCATTAAAAGTTGAATTGGTAAACGGTGCAAATATTGACATTGTCAGGTCGAGGATTATTTCTATTCTTACTGACTATTTTAAAGGAATTGCGTTAAGCGGCGATGACAAATCAAATTCTACTGTAAGAATCAGTGAAATCGGTGCACTGATAACTACAGGTGTTTCTGAAATAATCGACTTTTCAGAACTGCTGCTGAACGGTTTGGCATCAAACGTCACAATTACACCAACATTTATTCCGGTACTGGGAGGTGTTTTGGTTGAAGCTGTTTAAGGATATAAGGAATGGTTTTGAAGAACTTTTAAGTATGTATCCTTCATATTACAGTAACGTTTACGAAATGCTTGAAATACTGAAAGCACATGGCAGGCTTTCGGATCAGCTTAAAACAGACATCCAGCAAGTATTTTTTAATCAGTTTATTAATGAGGCTGACAGCAATGCTATTTCTGAATTCGAAAGAATCCTTAATCTGAATTCATCATCAAAATCACTTGATGAACGCAGACGGATTGTAAAAGCGTGTCTGACAAGCTCAGGACAGCTGTCAGCATCTATGATTACAGATATCATCAAGGCTTACACAGACGCTGATGCAACCATTACATTCGAACAGGAAGCCTATATGGTTGATTTTCATACTCTGACCATAAACGCTGAAAGAGGCGGTGGAGATGTTATTAATATTTCTGAAGTAATAAAACTTATTTCAAATAAAATTCCTGCACATATTTTTTACAATCTTACATGGAATTATGAATTTTCGCTTGCAGTGGAAACAATATTTGAAGTTTACAATTCAGATGTTCCCAAATGCGGATTATATGCTTGTGGTCAGGATATTCCATTTTAATTAGCAGGAGGAATTATTATGTTCTGGAAACCGAGTTTTTTAACTTCTATGACCGTTTCGATGGCTGAACATATAGACACCATTCAGTATCAGCTTGATAATGGAGAATGGGAAGATGCAGTCATAACAAATTCAGGAACAACAGGTACTGATGAATATCATGTTTATAAATACTATGATATTGCCATCACAACTGCAGCCGGAGGTACGGTAACAGCTCTGAGAGTTCTTGATAACGACGGTAATACAATTGCACAAAAAACCGAGAATCTAATTAAGCCATCAGGAACAGATTTATATATTAAATTTAAATACAGATTTTATGAGGAGGGATATAATTAATGTCTTATATACCTACAGCCTGGATTGACCATGTTAATTCAGGAAACCGTTACAATATTTTTAATAATGATGACGGAACCAAAGAAATTGTGTATGCCGGAGAAGTATTACAACAGGGAACGCCTATGTCTGCAGAGAATTTAAATCATATGGAACAAGGGATTTTGGATGCCTCACAGACTGCTGACAAGGCAAAAACTGCAGCTGATAATATAGGTAATACAATGAATTTAACCGGAACTCGTATTACAAATCTTGAACAAAAAACTTCTGATATGTATAGTAAGTCAGAAGTTTTTGAAATTATAGTTCAGAAGATTGCGGAAATTGTTGCCGGTGCCCCTGAAGATTTTGATACCCTCAAAGAAATGAGCGACTGGATAACAAATCATGCTGACAGTGCCGCTGAAATGAATACCGCTATTACTAAAAACTCAAAAGACATTTTATTGCTTGAAGAAAATACTGATTCTGCTGAAAGTAATATTGCTCTTAACATGTCCACACTCGGTTTTCGAAGAAAGAATCTACTAAAACTTTACCGTCCACCGGGTTACACATGGACACATGGAACGGGCTTGATTACATGGGTTTTTAATGATGATTACAGCGTTTCAGCAACTGTAACATCTGAAATTTCAGAAGCTACTGGAACTATTGGTATTACAATTGCAGAGATCACCTTGAAACCAGGAATATACATTTACAGCGTCGAGGGCTACAGTACGCCGAGCATCACTCATACCCAGCTTTATACCGTCAATGCAGACGGCTCTATAAAGTGGCTTAAAAATTTTGCCGCAGTTGAAAACAAAATTACTGTAACGGAAGAAACGACCTACAGGTTTTTAAATACCAGGAACAATCTGGTCACAGTTGGAGTAACAGAGACGATATATCCTATGCTTCGTTATGCCGACATAACCGACAGTACGTTTGAACCATATTCTGAAAGTGCTGATGAAAGGTTTAAAAAGTTTGAACAGCAGCCGCTGCTTTACAGCAGTACCACTACCGAAGAATCTCCGCTGACAGTAAATATACCGGGATTGTTTAAGAATTATTCGGCTGTGATATGTCAAATAAATACAAGCAACACTACAGGTCGGTACAATCTGACGCTTCCACTGAAATATATCAAATCTATCGGGACAGGCAGTTATTACAGCGCTGACAGTCAGATAATGTTTGAGTATGCAGACGATAATAACCTGTGCATCAGAACAGGCATGGGACAGTCAAATCCAACGATGAGCGGTGTGAAAATTATCAGTTTATATTAAGAAAGAGGTGAGAATATGAAAATATGGCTTAAAAGAGCGCTCCGAACCTTCCTGCAGACGGCTGTGGGTTACATAGCTGTTAACATTGCGGTGATGGATTTCAGCAACACAAGCGCCGCAAAAACGGCAGTTATCGGACTTTGCGTTTCAGCAACGGCGGCAGGAATTGCGGCGGTTATGAATCTGAAGGAAAATTAAGAAAGTGAGGTTTATATTATGGCAAAGAAAGTATTTATCGGAGTAGGTCACGGCGGTTCTGATCCGGGAGCGGTGAAGTACATAATCGAAAAGGAGTACACGCTTAAAACGGCAAAGGCTGTTGGGGAGTGTCTGAAAGAGTACGGCATCAGCTCAAAATTGAGCCGAACATCTGACGTTGATACCGATATGGACAGTAAGGTTAAGATGTGCAACGACTACAACCCTGACCTCGTGATTGATGTGCATTTTAACGCAGGTGGCGGTACCGGCTTTGAGGTGTACCGCTATTCGGGCGGCGGCGTTTCAAAAACTCTTGCCGATAATGTTAATGCAGAGGTTAAGAAAATCTTTGCAAGCAGAGGCGTTAAAACAAAACTCGGCTCGGATGGCAAGGACTACTTTGCAATTATCAGAGAGACGGATGCTCCGTCCGTACTCCTTGAGGGCGGTTTTGTTGATACAAAGTCGGATGCGGATTTTGTAAAGGCAAACTACAAAAAACTTGCAAAAGCGTATGCTGACGGTATTGCGAAAACTCTTGGAGTAAGCAAGCCGAAAGCGCTGCCCGTACTCGACAAGGACGGCTACAAAAAGGGCGCAAATACAATCGGCAGTTATGCGGTGAAAATGCTGCTTCTCCTTGCAAAAAGCAAAGGTTTACAGCCGTACGGCATGGATGTAAATTCATACTTCTTCGGTGACGGTACGCAGAATGCTGTAAATTATCTGCTGAAAAAGTGGGGTTATCAGCCTAACGGCGTTGCTGGGAAGAATTTTGAGAAGAAGCTTTATGAGGAACTTAATAAGTAAGTCGAATAAGCAAGGAGCTGTATCGCTCCTTGCTTTTATATATTATATTTTGGAGGTATTTTAAATGAAAAGTTTTATTCCATGGATTGGCGGCAAAAGCCAACTGGCAAAGAAAATTGTATCAATGTTTCCGGATGATTTTAACAGATATATCGAGGTATTTGGCGGCGGAGGTTCTGTGCTTTTTGCCAAAGATAAACATGCAGCTTTGGAAGTTTACAATGATGCAAACGGACAGCTTGTGAATTTATTTCGATGTATTCGGTTCCATCGTGAAGAATTGCAGAAGGAAATTTCGGGATATATAAATGCAAGGGAAATTTTTGAAGATATAAAGGCTCAGATTAATGTTCGTGGTTTAACGGATATTCAGCGAGCTGCGATGTTTTATATCCAAATAAAAATAAGCTATGGTGCAGATACAAGAACGTATGGCTGCAATAAGAAAAGTCTTTCATCGGAATATTTGACAGAAGTTGAAGAACGTTTGAAATCCGGTACAGGAGTTATTATTGAACATAAGGATTTCGAAAATCTTATAAAGGTTTATGATAGAAATGATGCTCTTTTCTATTGTGATCCACCATATCACAAAACCGAAAAATACTATGACAGCGAATTTACAAACGGTGACCATGAAAGATTAAAAAATATTTTATGTGATATAAAGGGACGTTTTATTCTTTCTTATAATGATGACAATTATATACGTGAACTGTATAAGGGCTTCAGTATTACATCTGTCGAGAGAAATAACAATTTATCCAAAGGAAAGTACAAGGAGCTTATTATAAAGAATTATTGATGTTATTTTTTTTAGAATATAAATAACATAATTCGTTATTTGTAAGTTAATAAAAGTATCATCGGAGGATGTTTTATGGTAAGAATAAATTTACTTAAACTATTAAAAGAACGTGGTATGACGCAACTACAGCTTTCTGAAATCACAGGAATCAGACCTTCTACAATCTGCGATATGTGCAACAATAACTGCACATTCCTGAAAATAGAAAATATTAATAAAATCTGTAATAAGCTTGATTGTAGTATAGATGATTTCATGGAAATTGTTTATTAGGATTAAAAAAATCTCAATAGTAAATGTATTTGTATGACAGCAGAATAATAATTCAATAAAACGATTAAAGACCATTTAAAGAAGCATTTTTAATCTCTTTAAATGGTCTTTTTTGCGTTTTGAATGTCATTTTTTTGCGTTTTGTGTGGCAAGCAACATCAACTTCATAATTACAGAATTAAAAGTCCATTTGCGGATGGTTGCAATTAAAATAGTATTTGTAAGTTCGAAATTTCAAGCTTTCTCAAGCTATAGCTTAATTTGCGGGGAGAACTGCGTTTTATGCAGACTATCTGCAACAGTTTACTTTTTTATCGGGTATGGTAGTTCTTTTAATGGGAAACAGTCTGAATCTTGTTTCAGTTTTGAGTTTGTTTTTCTTTTTGTTTCTTTTTCTCATTGAGAAAAAGAAATGT